ACGAGGTCTTTACCGAGCCGTCCTTGTTGAACTGCGAGCCGCCCGATTCCTGGTGCAGCAGCGCGTCGAACACGTTGCCGCCCGCCGGCGCCGCGGGCGCACCATCGGCCGGCTTCTCGCCCTGCTCGAACCGTCCCGCCAGCCAGGCCGCCGGGTCACGGATCATCTGGCCGGTCTCGACCGCCTTCTTGGCCTGCGCCAGATAGGCCGAGCGCACCTTGACCTTGTTCGACTCGGGGATCCGGCTCTGCGAGTCGAGCGCCTCCAGCGTGCGCTGCGTGGTTTCCTCGAAACGCGTCGGGTCGTTCTCCAGCACGCGGTAGTCGCGCTCCATGGCGTCGCCCATGTCGGCCGACAGTTTCGCCGTGGTCGCCTGGTCCTGGTAGTTGTAGAGATCCTGGCCGAGGCGCGACTTCATGCGCGCGGCGTGGGTGTCGAACCAGGCCTTGGACTTCTCGGTGCCGAGCCGGCCGCGCTGCTCTGCGGCCCAGGTGTCGAACTCCTGGTGCGCCTTCTTGCGCACGTCCTCGTCGCCGACCTTCCATTCCTGCTTGAGCTCGGTCGAGCGCTGGTTCCAGTATTCGTCGCCGGCCGACAGCGCGGTGTTGGCGGTCAGCGCGTTCTGGTCCTCGACCTTCTGCTGATCGATCGCCTGGCTGCGCTCGATCGTGTTCATGACCGAGCCGCCGACCTGCTGGGCGGTCTGGGTCAGAGCGCGCAGGGGGCCGTTGACGTCGTCGGCCGAGATGCGCCGCGAGGGGCCGCCTGCGCCACCGATCGAAACGCGCCGCTCGTAAGTTGGGATTGCCGGCATGTCAGGCTGTGCCTTTCTTGTAGCCGCCATAGGCCTGCGCGGCGCCGGTCGCCAGCGAGCCATAGGCTGAGATCTTGGCCGACTTCATCGCCATCTTGCCGCCGAAGCGCTCGGCCGAGGCGTCGGACATCAGCCCGCGCGCCCGGCTCTCGCCCTCGTAGCGCACGGCCTGTGCATCACTCTCGGCATTGAACAGCGACTGGCGGAACAGGTCCGATGCCGAGCCGTTGAGCTGCACGCCGGATTCAGCCGTGCCGGCCAGCTGGCGGCCGAGTTGCGCCCGCGCCTCGCGGCGTGCATCTTCCTCGCGCGCCCCGGCGTTGATGCGCTCCTGCTGCGCCCGCACCTCGTCGTTCTGCGCCTGGTACTCGGCCAGCGCCTTGGTGTTCTGGCCCTGCTTGTAGGCCGAGGCCGCGCCGACGACGGCCGTCACCGCGGCGACTGCGATAAGGGCGTAGGTCATACGCGAACCTCCTCGAAAATCACCGGCTCCGGCTCGATCAGCTCGGCCTCGATGGCGTCGGGATCGGTCAGGCTGGTGGCGTGAAACGTGATGAACAGCGTGTCGGCATGCGCGTGGATGACGCGCTTTGTGCCCGGATGCGTGATGAAGCAGTGGAAGCCGACCAGCCGCTTCATCGCCGTGTCGGTCCAGATGGTGCAGTCGCCGCAGCTGACGATGAAATGCTTCTTGCGATGCGTCTTGGTCACCGCCCACTGCCCGGCCGGCATCGGGTACTTGCGCGCGTAGAGACCATCGGCGAACAGGTGCTCGACCTGCGTCGGTGTCATCGGCAGGCCAGCCTCAGTGACGGCCGCGATCATCTCGTCCTGCATGGCGCGGATCTGCGCCTTGGACGGCACGAAATCGCCCTCGATGACGGTAGAGGCCTGCAGCGCCTGCGCGATGTTTTGCCCGATGATGTCGATCTCGTTCATGCCCGGATTCTCGCGTACAAATCATGATCGCGCCCGTCCGGCCCGTAGCAGCGGGCCCGGCCCTCGAACTCGAAGCCGAGCAGGCTCATCAGCCGCGCGCCCGGTTCGAACCCTTCGACCACTGCCGCCTCGATGCGCCGCCATGGCGCCTGCTTGAAAAACCCGTCAGCGATGCGCACCAGCCAGCGCATGTGCGGCCCGGCCTCGCACGACACCAGCATCCATGCCTGCGCGCAGCCTTCCCAGCGCTCGGCAACCCCACCGACGGCCACCACACGATCACCAGCGAACAGCGTGAAGGCGGGCCCAGCCTCGGCCAGCTTGTCGCCATAGCCAGGCTCGGCCAGTCGCGCGCCGAAGATCGCCTGCGATGGCTGCAGGTCGAGTGCGGCGAGATGGTGTGGAGCGAAGGGTTCGAGGCGCATATCAGAATGGCATCGGCCGGCCTTGCCGGCGTCCGCCTCCCCCAGTGTTGGACGAGTTGCCGCTGCTGCCCCACTGGGTGCCGCCGCCACCGCCCTGAACGCTTCTCATCACCTCGGCCGCCTTCGCCGGCTTCTCCGGGTGCGCGTTCGCCGCAGCGGTCATCATGCCGATCGTCTCCAGCCCGTCCGAATCGCCGAGGAACTGCTTGCCGGGCGGTTCACCAAGGTAGTCGGCCATCAGCGTGCATCCTGCGTCACCAGCACCGGGTAGATGCCCTCGAGCGTCACCGCCATCGGCTGATCGTTGATGTACTGAACATAGGCGTCGGTCTCGTAGCCCTTGGGCCAGTCCATCAAACGGTCGCCGGTGAACAGCGGAACCGGCTGATCCATCGGCGCGCCCTGGCCGAACATGATCCACTCCATGTGATCATCGTCCGGGCCGCCCTTGCCGCCGCCGGTGTTGAGAAACCGGAAGGTCATCTTGTGCATGCGCTTGGTCTTGCCCTGCGCCGTGCCGTCGGCCGAGCCCGCTTCCATGCGCATCGTCTTAAGCTGGCACGGCGCCGGTAGCCCGACGTTCACATAGGTGTAGGCCGCCTGCAGGGTGATCAAACCACCGCTGACCGTGCGCTGCGGGTGCGGCGCGCCATTGGTCAGGATGTCGACCACCTGGCCCTCGAGGTGAGTCAGCCCGGAGATCGTCGTCGTCGCAGCGCCGCTGTAGGTCAGCGCCGAGTCCATGTAGAGCTGCGTCTTCTGCTCGTCGCCTTCCTGCCACGGCCGATCCATGTATTCGACGTAGCGCTTGGTGACGCCGTTGATCGTGCGCTTGACGACCATCCAGACTTCGTTTCTGTCGCCCTCGGCCGCCGGCATGGTGGCAACCGACTCAACCGCTGTTCCGACAGGCCCGCCGATCGGGTGCCGATGCCAGCCGCGCACGCGCTGCTCGGTCGACCAGGTCATCGAGACCAGCTTGCCGTCGGCCCGCGCCGCCCACACCAGGGGGTCGGGCTCCTGCGCGTAGTCGAGGTCGGGGATGCCAGACTGCGTGATGTGGTCGGCGTCGACCGTGACGTCCATCGACTGATAACCGGACACCTCGTCATAGGCGATCTCGCGCAGCTTCAGGCCAGCGCGCTGCACGAACAGCACCGACTGGCCGGCCTGGCATGGCACGATGCCGCGCGAGCCGTACTGCGACTGCGTGCGCACGCGGACGTTGCCCGGCGCGATCGGTGAGCCGTTCGAGTATTCGCCGATGATGAACTCGTTGCCCGCGGTGCCGGCGATCAGCTCCTTGTCGGCGATCAGCCACTGGATCTTGTTCAGCGTGCCCGAGGCGATGGTCAGTGTGATCGCCATGTCGTCGGTGACCTGGCCGAAGTTCAGGCGCGAGAAGTCGTCGAAGCCGGCCGAGACCGAGGCCCACAGGGTCTGGTTCCTGGCGAGCCAGAGCCGCTCGCGGAAGAACGCAATGTCGGTCGGCCAGCCCTCGACTGCCGACCAGGCGCCATGGGCCCAGCGGGTTGTCGCGTTCGGCGCGCCGACCACATCGGCCGGCAGGCGGTCGATCACGTCAGCAGTGGCCGTAGTGCCGCCGCCACCGATCGCGGTGATTCTGACGTAGCCATAGCCAGGGTCGCGGAACTGCCACTGCACCCCGGTGTCGCCGTCGAACTGGGCGCCGAAGTTGTGCACGGGCCGGCTGGCGCCCGTCGTGGCCGCGTTCAAGGCCTCGTAGGTCTTGGCGTCCGACCGGCGGCGCTGGCCGAGCGCGATCACCTTGCCCGGCTCCCAGGCCGTGATCGACTGGACGTTCTTCTGCTCGAGGTAGAACAGCGAGCCGACGTGCCCCGCCAGAAAGATCGCCGACGAAGCGGTCAGCGTGATGCCGGCGCCAGTCTGAGCCGAGGCCCACACTGTGATGGTCTGGTCTGGGTCGACATCCTTGAACGGGCCGCCGACGGTCTCGAACGTGGTCAGCGTGAAGGTCGTGGCCGAGGTGCGCTTGAGGATGCGCGTCTGGTAGCTCGGATGGGCGATGTAGAGGAAGTCGCCCGACTGCGCGAACCGCAGCTTGCAGGTGCCGTCGATGTTGTACAGGTCGGCCTGCGTGTAGGGCGTCACCACTTCGACCGGTGTGCCGGGAGGCGACTCGAGACGGCCGCGCACCAGGGTGCTGGTATCCCACGTGTAAAACCGGATGTAGGTGTCGCCGAACTCGAGGATGTAGGCCTGGTCGACCGAGTACTCGAAGCGCTGCAGATAGACGCGTTTCGAGTTGTCCTTGACCGCCGCGATGAAGCGCGTTCCGCCGCGGCGCTTGGCTGGGCCCTGCACCGTGGGGATGAAGTTGCGCATGACCGAGCAACCGCTCGGATATTTTGTGTAATCAGTGCGCGCGTCGAGCGAGCGTGACAGCTCGCCGGAGTTGAACGCGACCTGGGCCGGAGCAGCACGCGCCATGTCAGATCACCGTCACGCCAGAGGCGAAGTCGGTCACGTTGCCGGCCACACCGCCGCCGAGGTAGATGTCACCCTCGCGCGAGGCGAGCCACGACCCCCATGGGAGCTCGTCGGGCGGGTTCTCGATGGCGTCCTGGCGCTTGGCTTCCTTCAGCGAGAAGGCGTACTGGTCCGCGGCGCGCGAGGCCTTGGTGTCCGACTGCGTCAGCGTCTCGCAGCCCTCGATCGCCAGCTTGCAGGCGAGGATCTCGACGAACAGCGGGTCGTACAGCCCGGCGTTGACGACCTGCGCCACGTAGCGGATCTTGAGCGGCGCCGTCAGGTTGGTCAGGATCTTGCCGCCCTCGACCGACCAGGGCGGCGTCGCCTTGGTCAGCGGCCGCAGGTAGATGTCGTTCACCTGGATCAGCTGCAGGAAATCCGACGGCAGCGGGTACTGGTAGGCGTAGCCCCAGTCAGGCGCCGCGACCAGCGCCATGATCTGCGCCCGCAGGATCGAGAACTTCCACCGGTGGCGCCGCAACTCGGCATCGCGCACCTGGTCGTAGATCCGATTCATCAACTTGGCACGCTTGGAATCGTCGGTCAGGCCGAGGATCGGCTCGTCGCCGAGTTTCGCCAGCGCGTAGTTGCAGATCGCGGTCTTGTCCATGCCTGGATTCTCCTCTGGCTGTTGCTATTTTGCAACGCAGATGAACGAAGGGCGCCTCGTGGGCGCCCCTCTCGGATCAGTGACGAACCGGCGTCAGAACTTGTCCGGCGTCGCGGCCTTGAGAGGCCTGCCGCGGCGCGAGGACCGATCCATCGGCGCCGGTTCGCTCTTACCCGGAACGACCCTGAACCCAGACGCCTCGGGAACAGATTCCTCGGCCTTGGCCTTGGCGATCTGCTCGTCGATGTCGGCGAGTGCTTCCTGTTCGGTCACAGGGTCAGCCCAGGGTTCGAGCGTGTGCCACTCGAACACCTGGCCGGGCCGCACGAGGCCCGTTGGTAGTGCTCCGGTTTCTCGTGCGCGCTGTCGCATCAGCCCTTCCTTAGGTGATCGAGTAGCCGGCCTTGTACGACGTGTAGCCCTGGGCATCCTTGACCAGGAACGCGTCGAACGTGCCGCCGGTCAGCGGGCCAGCGCCGACCGTGAAGCGCACACCGAGGTAGCGCTCGTAGGCGCCCGCCGGAAGCTTGACGCGGATCAGTTCGGTGCCAGCCGGAGAGAAAGTCGCGAAGGCGAGCGTCGCCGACGTGAAGTGCACCGTCGGCGTGGTCAGGCCGACGTTGTCGTCCGACTCCAGCGTGACCGCCAGCGTGGCGTCGGAGCCAGCGTCGGTGACCGCCGCCAGCGTGCGCACGACGAGGTAGATGTCCTCGCCGGTGCCGATGTCGCGCGTCAGGTTGGTGTTGACCTGGTTGCCCAGAGGGTACAGGTCGACGACGTTCGTCGAGATCGCCGTGGCGGTAACCGCCTGGGCGTCCGAGAACTCGAGGTATTTGTCCATGATCATGATGGGGTCCTTTCGAGCCGCGCGCTTAGGCGATGGCCGCTTCGTTGTTGAGGATGGCGTCGCAGAGGCGGATCGGGATGCCCTGGAAGGACATCTGCGTCATCGGCATGCCGAACTGCGACAGGCCGGCTTCGACAGCCAGGGCCGCCGAGGACTTCTGCATGGCCTGGATGCGCAGCAGCGAGCGCACCGTGCGGTTCGCGTAGAACACCGGGCGGATGCCGCCGAAGTTCGGGATGCGATCGATCGAGCGGCTCATCAGCTTGATCAGCTCGGTTGCGGCGGTTGCGGCCTGCGTGGTGGTCAGCGAGGCCAGGTCGGCCACGTTGATGTTGGCGATGCGCACCGCATAGCGCCAGTCGCGCAGGGCCAGGCCGCACTTCCACTGGAAGCGGTCGTGGTAGCCGAGGAGCTTGCCGCCAGCTGCATCGGTCACGACCTCGAGGCCGCGGTCGGTGTGCTGCAGGCCGGCCGTGGTGCCCTTCGGGTAGATGCCGTGCACGGTGTTGTCGCCCCAGCCCACCAGCCACACCGAGGTATTGCCGGAAGCGCCGCCACCCGACAGGATGTTCTGGCCGTTGGCCGCGGAGGTCGAGGAGTAGCGCAGGGCGAGGCCGGTGAAGGCTTCTGGTTCCGTGCCGCTGTTGCCGTAGATCAGGGTCTGGGCGAACTCCTGGTTCATGCCCTCGATGAATGCCGTGGCCTCGCTCATGCGGAAGGCGCCCACGTCACCGTTGAGCTCGGCCAGATCCTTGTCGACGACCGACCAGGATTCCAGCATGCCGCAGGTGTCGTCGACCTGCACGGTCGTGGACTTGGAAGGCTGCACGCCGTAGTTCAGCTTGCGCCAGGCGACATCGGGGAGGCCGGAGCGCACCGTGGTTCGGTGACCGGTCGGCAGGTTGCCTTCCTTGAACACCATGTCCTCGATGATCTCGTTGGACTGGGACAGCAGCTCGATGATGCGAGCCGGCTGGTTGTTGGGGTCCTGGCGTTTGGCCCAATCGGCCAGCGTCAGGTTGTTGGTCGCAAGAGTCGCCATGTGGCCTCCAAGTTGAAATTACGCTGCACTTGAGCCTGACCCCAGGCGCCTGTGTGGTGGCGAATATACAACAGTGGCGCGATTACAACAACGCAACGTGCGGGCGAAAAGAAAAGGCCCCGGCTTGTGACCGGGGCCCAACTTGATGGAGGAGACTGGCGGGAGTCGCGCCCAGTGCGAGTCTACGCCTTTTCGGCGCCGGGGTGCCTGGGCAACGCAACCACGCTTTGCGTGCCAGCCGCCGTAATGATCCGCGGTGTAAATCCAGGCGAGACCAAGATGATCTCATCGCCAAAGGTCATGAGTTGCGAATCTGGTGGCACGTGGCAGATGAACTTGAGCCCTGACCTCTGCACCCTATTCTCCTCTGGCAGTTCCATAGTCATCAGCCTTCCTTCGGCGTCGATCACAAACATTTTCACGCTTTCTGCTCGCCGTAGAACAGCTTCGCCGTGTCCACGCGCTCGCCGCCACCCTGGCCCTTGCCGCCGCCCCCGTTGGCATCGTGCTCGCCGAGGCCTTGGCCGATGTTCATGAAGAACTCCATCGTGGCTTTGTAGCCGAGCTTCGACTCGACGGCGTCGACC